AGGGTGTCGTGGCAAAATGTTTCTGAAACAAGCGTAACTGCAAAAAAGGCAGGAAGCCAATCCGACGGGTTTTCGGCAGGTGTAACATATAAAATAATAATAGTAGGGTAGGTGTGCGATATGCAATATTACAAACAAATAGAAAACGGAATAATACTGTCAATAGGAACTTTAGAAGTCGCTAATGACAGCCTAACTGAAATAACAGAAACAGAATACAATAACCTTTTAGCCATTATGAGAAAAGCACCGCAAGACGGAGCAGAGCATGGCTATCACTTATCAGCAGAAACACTACAGTATGAGTTTTATGTTAAGCCAAGAGAAGAAGCTGTTGACTGGTATGTAGGTAAAATTCTGAATGAAGAAATAACTATTAATGATGTTCCCGAAACATACAAGGAAGAAGTAAAAGCTAAGTTACCTGTACCGCCAGAGCAGAAATATACTCTTGATGAAGCGGCAACAATCATTGCACAGGAGGTGAGTGCAGAATGAAACACACAGACTTAGTAGCCTTTATGAGGGCGGCAAGACTTACTGTAGATGATGAAACAGCCTTAACAGGTAAAGAGCTTTATCCTGTATGGGCAGAAAACATGTCAGTATCAGTAAATGACAGATACCAGTACAACGACAAACTGTACAAATGTGTACAGGCCCATACCACACAGGCAGACTGGACACCCGACAAAACCCCTGCACTATGGGTAGAGGTATCATTAGACGAGTTCCCTGAATGGAAACAGCCTGCAGGAGCACACGATGCTTATGCCAAGGGTGACAAAGTTAAACACAACGGCAAGAAGTGGGAATCAACAGCAGACGCTAATGTGTGGGAGCCGGGTGTATATGGTTGGAGCGAGATTGTCGGATAATGTGACACACTGCCACACCCAAAAATGCTATACTTAAATCGGGAGGTGGCACTATGAGTAACGCAGAGAAGTTCGGACAAATACTCAAAGAGGGTATGGCAGAGCAAGACAGAAAAGACGCATACAAAGTATTAGAGATGTTGTGGGAGTACGACAGGCTCCCGAAATGGAAAAAGATAATTTACAGAATAAAACGCAGGCTTAAATAGTCTGCGTTTTAGTTTGAAAGGACTTGTTATGGCGAAAAACAAAATAAAAAACGCGTTGGCAGGCACCATTAATACTGTGAGTGGTGGCAGCAAAGCCGCAGCCGCAGTAGCAGGAGCGAAAAATTCATTGATAGAAGCGGCAAGAAACGCCAAAAACGCATATCAAGAAGCACAAGGCAGAGCGGCTTCGCAACAGGCACGATTGGCAGATGAACGAGAGCAACAGCGACAGCAGGAAGAGCGAGAAAGGCAAATGCAAGAGTTTCTTAACAGTTACGCACCATCTGTAGACTTTATGGGAGTTTACAACGACTATGCAAACAGAATGGGGAATATCCTGCAACAGCAGAAAGACGCACTAAGTCAGCAGACGACCTCAAAGGCAAGAAGTGCGTATGTCGCTAACGAGCAGAGCAAAGCCGAGATACCAAGACTTTTATCAAACGCAGGGTTAAGCGGCGGAATTGCAGAAAAGGTAAGAGGAAACCAAGATACCTCATATCAGCAGAATATCGCAAACATACTAAGCGAGAACGCAACACAGGGAGCACAGCTTGAGAGAAACAACGCAAACCTTATCAGTGAAGCATACAAGGAAGCAATGAGCAATCAACAGGCGGTAGACAACGAGAGAGCACTTGCGGCACAGCAGTATGCAAACCAGTTAGCACTGCAGCAACAGCAGCAGGAATACGCTAGACAGCAGGCGGAACAGGAAGCAGCCGATTCAATAGCTTCTGCGTCACTTGGCAGGGTAAGCGGTGACATTTACAAGAAGAAAAACGGCAAAAAGGTGCTTTCAAGTTCGCAGGCTAATCAGATTGCTTCAATTTACAATACTGCAAAGTCAAGCGGAGCTTCACAGTCAACACTCAATCAGCTGCAAAGTGCAATGACGGAAGCGGCAACACAGCGTTGGAATGAGAAGTACGGCTCAAAGAAAAATCCGTCAATATCATATCAAGCATACATCAAGAAATATGTTACTGACAGAATTTCGTAGAAAGGACAAGCTATGAGCAGTAAAAAAAACGTGATACAAGACGCTTATAAATCAGGTCTATCGAACCTCTCAGGCAGTGGAGCGCTTAAAGGGTTAGGGCTTGCAAGTCTTGTAACAAAGGTTAAAAGTCCTACAGACTTAACAAAATACTTAACGACAGGGGCAAACCTGCTTAATACGGTGGGCAAAGTGAGAACTGCAATAGACAAGGCAAATAATGCAAGCAGTAAGACAAGCGCCGCAGGGGTTACCAACCCTACTGAGATACCAACAACGGTTTACCCGACAGTCACACCAAGAGCCAACTACTCAGATATGTATAGCGCATATGAACAGGCAATGAACGCAAGGGCAAACGCCTACAACGCACAGAGCAACGCTGAAGCGGCGGATATTGCACGACAGCTACAGATTATCGGAAATCAGAACAAAAACGCTCTATATGGCACTCAAGGCGTGAGAGGGCAAGATGTTTCTGAAACCTCACTTCTGCAAAACGAAATGTCGACAGGAACAACTCAAAGCGGTGTAAGGTCTGCCTATGATACAGCTATGAGAGAAGTTGGAATGTCAAAAGACCAAAACCTTGCAGAAACAGACAGGCTAATGGGAAATCAGCAGGCCAACTACGAAAACCAAAGGCAAGAGCTTGCAAACCAGTACCTAAGAGATGTTGACGACTTCAACAGGCAGAAAGAATACAACGCAGAATTAAAAGCCATATCGGACAAAGCCAACGACACAATCTACAAACAGCAGGCATTTGAGGACTTTGGCACAGATTACTCTACTGTAAAGGCTTACAACAAGGCAATATCCAAGCTGAAAAGGGATAAAACCCCGAGCAACGACTGGAAGATTAACTACCTTAGAGAAAAACGTGACGCACTTCAGAAAGAAGTTGACAAACAGAAACTTGCGGCACAGAAAAACGCATACAGCAAATCGCTCACCAAGTACAAATCAACAGACCAAATCGACAGAGCTATTGCCAAGATACTGTCAGACGGAAACACAAGCAATGACTGGAAGCTGCCATATCTGAACAAATACCGCACAATCCTCAACAGACAGGAAGTAGCAGCAAGGAAAGCTGCAAAAGCGGCTAAGAAAGGCAGGGGCAAAGGCGGCGGCGGTGGCAAAAGCAAGAGCCGCAGCAATAACAACAATAATAACAACAATAATAATAATGGCAACAACAAGAAGAAAAAGAAAGATAAATATGCGGGAGTTTCATTAGACAGCTCAAATAAATTCAATGTAAATTACTTTAACACTCCGGCAAACTTTGATGAAATCAACAGAGCCTTAAAGAAAATAAAGTAGGTGACTTATATGGCGACAATATTCGATAAACTGAATAAAAAAGCTGAAAAGGCAGCTGACAAAGGGGCGAAAAAGAAAAAGAAATATAACCCTCAAAAAAAGCAACAGGTAAAGAGCGGTTCCGTTTCTGTTGCTAAGAATAAAAAGAAAACCAGTAAAAACCTAACATCAAACGAAGCCTTACTTTTGCAGAACCTATCCCGTACAGGCTCAAAAAAAGTAGTAAAACAGGGTGTAAAAAACGCTGAAAAGACTTTAAGGACCTCAAAAGCAAAGACAAATGAGTATAAAAACCTCAGTAAAAAGACCGAAAGGAAGAAGTCAAAGCCAAGTAAGCAGTTATCATCTAACGAAAGTCTGTTACTGCAGAACTTAACAAGAACAGGTACGCCGAATGTAGTCAATAAAGGCTTAAAGGGTGCAGAGAAAACTTTACGAACCTCAAAAGCAAAGACAAATGAGTATAAAAACCTGAACAAGAGGGTAGCAAAGCAGGACGAAAAGTTTTTAAATTCCTCACCTTTTGCTTACGGCTTTATGGCGGGAACTTCGCCTATTCCGTTAAAGGAAACACTCGAACTGCAGACAGGTCAGAAAATCGACACGTCCAAAGCAGAGAAGTCTGTCGGTTACAAGGCAGGCTATATGGCAGGACTTGCGGGCGAATATGCTTTAACTGGCGGCGTTGCTAGAGGTGCTGTAGAGCAGAGTGTAAAGACAGCCTTAAAACAGGCAGGAAAAAAGGCAGGCAAAGAAGCGGTAAAGGATATCGCCAAAGAAGCAGGCAAAAAAAATCTCGCTAAGGTGGGAAAGAAAATGCTGACAGGTGCGGCGGCAGATACCATTACAGGTGTACCGACAAATGCACTTGAAGCAGGCAAGGAAGCCGCCAAAGCACCAAAAGGCGAAAAAGGAAAGACCTTTGCAAAGTCAATGGCACTTAACACAGCATTTGATGTTGGCTTAGGTGCAGGCGGAGAGGGTGCAGCAGCCTTAGTTAAATCAATAAAGAAGCGAACAGCTGAAAAAGCAGCCGCAAAAGCAGCCGAAACAGTAACGCAGACTAAGAGGGCGAAAGCACCGAGAGTACAGCCTTTACAGGAAAGACTTGCGGCTATAAGAGAAGCACGAAAAGAAGTTCCTCAGGCACCGGCAAACGCTTCAAGCATTGTCAAGAAAGCTGAACAGCGAAAAGTACAGCAGGTAGCGGCAGCTAAAAGCGGAAACATTGACAGGGCGTGGGACGAAATAAACGAAGCCAAGAACTACATAGACAGCGCAAAAGCAGAGTATAATCGCCTTAGAGAGGAACGAATTAACTCACTTGAAGATTATATCAAGAACTATGAAAAGAAAGGCTCAAAACGTGATTACGTGCCTGCTAATAACGAATACGGGCAGGAATATTACATACCGCAGAACTACTCACTTAATGATAAATGGTACTCTGACTACTACAAAGCTAACGGCAAAGCGCCTGCGAAGAAAGACGCAAGAGCGATTGCTGAAAAGCTAGTAGACGAAGGCGCGCTTTACAAAGATAGTGAGTTTTTCGACGCCGATTTGTCAAATCTTAAACAGACTGTCGACAGCGAGGAAACAATATACCGCTCACTTGCTCACAGCAATGACTTGTCAGACAGTCAGCTTGCAGAACTGGCAGAAAGATTTACCGATAAGGAGCTTGGCAAGAGGGTAATTGACAAATCCGCACTGGAAAAAGATTTAGGTGCTGATATTAATAGAGTAAAAGACACAACGGAAGAAAACATCAAGGAATACGGACAGTTTGTTAAAGACGGCAAACGCACCAACGTGCCACAAGCAACAGCATACGGAGACACCACGCAGGGAGCTGTCAATATCAGAAACAGCAAAGAGTTTGAGGAAGCCAAAGACGCTATCGACAAAGGCATAAACGAGGGGCTGTTTGCAAAGCACACAGAGACACAGAAAACAGCCTTATCGAGAGCAGATGAAACTATAGCCAAAGACGGACTGGACGTTGCAGCCGGAAAAGTAGCAGGTTATACCGAAAGCACAGCCAAAGTGAAAAAAGAAGTTTCTCAAGATCAGATTATGTTAGGCTATAAAGTGGCGCAGAAATATCTTGACGAGGGCAATATTGAAAAAGCTGTTGATGTTTTATCTGATACAGCAATGCTTGAAAGTGAAGCCGGTAGAGCGCTGCAGGCGGCAAGGATATTTTCTTCACTGACACCTGCAGGCAAGGTTAAATCCGTAACAAAGGTTGCTGATAAGCTAAGCAAGGAAAAGAATGTTGACATAACACTCAACAAGGAACTGCTTGAAAAGCTGTCAAAAGCTACAGACGCAGACGAAGCAGCAAGAATACAGAATGATATTGCTGTCGATATGTGGAACCAAGTGCCGCCTACCATTATGGATAAAATCAATGCGTGGAGATACACAAGTATGTTATCATCACCAAAAACACATATCCGTAACATGCTAGGCAATGCCATGTTTGTACCATTCAGAATAATATCAAACGGGCTGCAGGTGGGAATGGAAAAAGCCTTTGTAAAGGAAGCAAACAGAACAAGGGCGATATTAAACCCTGCAACAGACAAAAATCTTATAAAAATGGGAGCGGAAGATTACAAAAAAGTAGAATTTACGCTTAGAAACAATACAAAGTACATTGACACACGCAGACCTCAGGACGCAAGGGTATATAAACTTAAACCTTTAGAGAGTGCAAGAAAGTTCGTATCATGGTCTCTTGACGCAGAGGACGGATTGTTTATGAAGTACCACTACTCAAGAGCATATGCAAGGTATCTGAAAGCACAGAAAATCAAAGGAAAAGTTCCTGCAGAGGTGGCGGAAAAAGCAAGAGCCTTTGCTTCACAGGAAGCCTTAGAGGGAACATACAGAGACGCAAATGCATTATCTGATTTTCTCAACAATACAAGGAAATCGTGGGCGAACGCAGATAATAAAGTGTTGGCAAAACTCAGCACAATGATGTTAGATACCACAGTACCTTTTGTAAAAACTCCTGCCAACATCTTAAAGCAAGGTGTGAGATATTCACCTTTAGGGCTTGCTGAAGGTCTTGTAAGAACAGGAATATATGGTGTTAAAAAGTCATTCAGAAGCCCTGAACAGGTAAGTAAGATTATCAAAGAAATATCAGAGGGGCTTACAGGTACAGGAGTGACAGCCTTAGGAGCATATCTTGCTTATGAGGGACTGCTTAATACCTCAATGGATACACAGAGCAAAAAAGGGCAGTACGACAAGATGTTAGGCGAGCAAGAATACTCAGTCAACATAGGCGACTATACATACACTGTAGACTGGACCATACCGGCGTCAATGCCAATGATGATAGGTGCAGAGATAGCTAAGTTTACACAGGAAAAAGGACTGTCATTTGTCGATACGCTTAACGCCATAAGTAACATTGCAGAGCCTTTATTAAATCTGTCAATGCTTAGTGGTATCGAAAACACATTCAATACAGCCTTTTCGCAGGAAAGTACATTTAAAGAGATTGCCAAAAACACAGCAGAGGGTTATGTGTCGCAATTCTTCCCAACATTACTTTCGCAAATAGCCAAAACAACAACAGAAACAAGGAAATCAACGACAGCCACCAACAAATCACTAGCCGAAAGAGATATGAAAAGGTATCTTAATCAGCTCACAAACAAGATTCCGTTGGCAAACGAAAACCTTGCTGATTACATCAATCTGTGGGGCGGCAAAGAAACAAAGTATTCAAACTCGGACTATTTTGTAGCATTGTTACAGAATGTATTTTCTCCCGGCACTCTTAAAAAGAAAGAGACAACATCTGTTGATAGAGAGTTGCTATCTTTATATGACAGGCTAGATGACGATACTGCAAACACAATTATTCCGAAAAACACACCAAGCGGATATGGTGTAGCTTTTGCCGGCACAGAATATCAGATGTCAGAAAAGGATCTGCAAAAATATAAAGAGACGCGAGGCAGGCAATCATATGAAGAAGTTCACAAACTTATAAATACCAGCAAATATAGAAATATGAGCGACGAAGACAAGGCGAAAGCTATAAAGGAAATCTATAGCGACGCCGGGACATATGCAAAAGAAGAATTTTTGAGGTCGAAAGGCGTGTCTGACACAGATATCCAATTCAACAAATTGCATAAAGAAACAAAAGCAAAGTTCAACAATATGCCGTCAAATGTGACAAAAGAAGCGTATGTTGCTGTAATGAGTTCAAAAGGCAAGGCTAAAGCAGACACAGACGGAAACGGAAGCATACGACAGGTTGAAGCCGAGGCATATTTAGATACACTGCCATACTCAAACAGCGTTAAGGCGGAACTATGGCAAGCCTACAACGCAAGATGGGCGGCAAGAAATAACCCTTACAGATAGGAGAAAGAAGATGTTAACAACAACCCAAATTATCACAATTATTGGATTTATCTTTGCTTCAAATGGCTTTTGGGCGTTTCTTACAAACCGAAGTCAGCGGAAAAAAGTAAACCTTGAGCAAATGCAGACGGATATTGCTGTTCAGAAAAAATCAAACAAGGCACTACTACACGACAGGCTCACAGATGTCTGCCTTTTGTGTATACGGCGGCAGTACGTATTCCCTGATGAACTCGACAACATAGAGTATATGTTTGAGCCATATGAGGAATTAGGTGGAAACGGCACTGTTAAAAAATTAGTTAAAGACGTTAGAAAACTTCCTGTAAGGGAATAGAAAGGAGAAAAAAATGTCTAAGAAATGGTTAAAAGCTGCTCTCGTGAGGGCTGTAAAAACGATTGCACAGACAGCAGTTGCAACAATAGGCACTTCAATGGTTATCTCGGAGGTTAACTGGGTAATGGTAGCAAGTGCGTCAGTATTAGCAGGAGTAATTTCAATCTTAACTTCTGTTGCAGGACTGCCGGAAGTGGAGGACTAATATGCGAATCAATGTACATTGTGGGCATAACGCCGCAGGCAGGGTTGCCTGCGGCGCCGTGTCTATCTTAAACGAAAGCAGAGAGAACAGAAAAGTCGGAAAAGAAGTCATCAGACTTCTGAGAATTGATAATACTGTGTATGATTGTACGGTAGATAATGCGGAAGATGTGAACAAGAACCTACAGGAGATCATAGCAAAATGCAATGCTCACGAAGTTGACCTTGATGTTTCAATTCACTTTAACAGCGGAGCGAAAAACAAGAAAGGCAACGGTAAGGTTACTGGCACAGAAGTATGGGTTACCGAAAACAAGGGCATAAAAAGAGTTGTCGGCGAAAACATATGCAACAATATGAAACGATTAGGCTTTACGAATCGTGGGATAAAGAAAACAAGCGGACTTTATGTCCTTAATCACACAAAGGCAAAAGCAATTCTTATAGAGGTATGCTTCGTTGACGACTTAGACGACGCAAGGCTGTACCGCAAGGTAGGTTATAAGGCTGTGGCAAGAGCCATTGCGGAGGGAATTGTCGGCCACAAAATCGACGAAAGACCAAAGTATAAGGCGGTGAGGAATGTCAATATCAGAAAATCCCCTACAATCCACTCAGATAAGCTAGGAGCAATTAAAAAGGGCGAGGCAATAAAGGGTATACCCGTAGAGAATAACTGGCTGAAAACGGACAGGGGATATGTAAGAATCAAAGGCCTTAAAACATACTTAAAGAGGGAGAAATAATGCTAGCAACAGATGTTTTAAAAAGGCTGAAAAGGCAAAACTTAATTCTGACTATTGCAGTATGCGTACTGCTGATTAAGAAAAGAGGCTAACCAAAATTGAGAAAGGTAGTAAAGGTATGCGAATTTATTGAGCCGGAACTGGACCAGTTCAGGGCAATATGTAATTTCGTAGGGCTTGAAAAAGAAGTATTTGAATTAAGAGCAAGAGGTTATTCATTATATGAGATGTCAGATACACTTGCCGTTGATTACGATACTGTCAAGAGAACAAGCCAAAAGGTCACGCACAAAATCATAAAAGCAATTCCATACACTTAATACACTCTTAACACACACTAATCTGTACGTGATTGGTGTGTGTTTTTTTATTATGCTGTAAGCGAAAGGAGATAAAGATATGTACGGTTTTAATCCTTATACAATGCCACAAGCCCCTGTGGGCGTGGTAAACAGCAACAGGGGGGAATTAATCAGAGTAACAGGTTTTGACGGTGCTAAAGCCTATCAGATGTCCCCTAACAGCAGTGTAGCACTCTTTGACAGCAACGAGGACATATTCTACGTCAAGACTACTGACGGAGCAGGCTTTCCTACAATCAGAGCTTTTAAGTTTACTCCAATGGAAACACAACAGCCTGCAAGTGAATTTGTAACAAGAGATGAATTTGAGAGATTAAGGCAGGAGGTATTAAGTTATGGCAAGCAGTTTGTTTCAAACGAAAGAACGGACAATGCCGCAAACATCAGCGAACAGGTTTAGCCCCGAGCAAATACAAGCGGCAAAAAGTCTCTTAAGCAAACAGGGATTGTCAGCCGAACAACTAGTTAGAAATATTTGCCAACAAAGAGGCATAGATGTTGATAAGTTCATCGAAAACATTAATATTTAATGATGGCCTTTAACAAACTGTCCACTGTTGGGAAGATGTCCGACGTGAAAAATGTCGTCAACAGAGCAGTTCCGATGATACCTTGCTCTAATGGTTTCTTCGTGTATTCCTGTTTCTAACGACCAGTCAGCAATACACTGGGTCTTGCCATTGTATGTAATCATAATGTTGCTACGTCTATTGCGAGCCTGTTCAGCCATTGTTGCCCAACGACAGTTTTCAGGGGAATATCCCTCATTGTTATTGATTCGGTCTAGTGTTGAATGAGGCGGTCTGCCACCTACCGAATCGACCCAAGAATAAAATGCGTGAGGGTTGTCTAACCATTCTTTGCAAACAGTAATACCTCTAGCGCCATAATCTTTATAATTAAACGAACTTGGGTCAGTGCAACGAGAAACAATCGAGCGCCATTCCGCGTAAAGAGGATTTCGGCTTCCTCCGTGAGTAGTGTTGAATTTTGCAATACGCTTTCCTTTAAGGCAGCCGCAGGATTTATACTCGCCTTTAAGAAAATGTGACGGACGGGCATAACAAACATTCCCACATTGGCATTTACACATAAGGTCGGATTGCTTTTGGTTAGGTCTACGGACCACATCAACTACGGTAAGTTGCCCTGATGTGAGCCCAATATAATCATTTTTATTTATACGCATATTTATCACCTCATTATTATTATAACATAAATAATGAGCAAATGTAACCACAAACCGTACGCGCGGCGGTAAATGGATAAATTATTTTTTTACGAAAGGGGTTTAAAAAAATGGAAAATTATAGCTTATCAGATGTTGTCGCAGCTACTAGCGGCAAAGAAAAGGGAGCCTTTGGCTCAGACGGGTTATGGGTATTTGCACTTCTGCTTTTACTTTTTGGCAGCGGCGGCGGCTTCTTTGGCGGGGGTGCAGCGTCAAATGCAATGACACAGGCTGACTTATGTATGAACTCACAGTTCCAGAACTTAAATCAGAATGTGAACGATATCGGGCAGAGACAGTTCATGCAGGCCAACGAGCACACTAAGGACATTGCCACAGCTTCGGCAGCAATGCTCACAGGCTTTGACACAGTAGGCTCTAAGATTGATAACTGCTGCTGCGAAACAAACAGAAATATCGACAGCGTAAAGTTCGATATGGCAAACTATGTAGCCTCTATTAATGCTACGTCTACAGCCAACGCACAGAAAATCTTAGATAAAATGTGCGAAAATCAGATGTCTGCAATGCAGAATGAAATTCAGACACTGAAACTGCAGCAGGCAATGTGCGGCGTTCCGAAAGTCAATCCTTACGGATATGGAATTGTACCGACATTCAGCGGCTGCGGAAATCTGACAAACATCTAGTCGAGGGGATAAAAGAGGTCTTACGGACCTCTTTTGAGAAAGGAGAAAAAAATGAGCTGTAAATCGGGAATATACACAGCAAACACTACACAGGGTACAGCCGTTGCTAACGGTGGAATATTACCTTTAGGTAATATCATCAGACGATACGGACAGCATATCAACTTAGGCGGTAACGGTATCACTCTTACAGGTGGCGGATATTACGATGTAGACGCTACAGTAACAGTAACAGCTGCAGCGGCAGGTCCTGTGTCAGTGGCATTATACTTAAACGGCGTTGCTGTACCGGGAGCGGTTGCTACAGTAACAGCGGCAGCAGAGGGGGTTGTAACTCTTCCTGTTTCTGCACTGGTAAGGCTTAACGGCTGCAATGCAGAGGGAACTCTTACTCTTGTAGTCGGCGGACAGGCTGTAACCACATACAACACAGCAGTGGTTGTAGAGAAGATATAAGGCGGTGATGTTATGGGCTTGAGAGATATCACAGACAAAATCTACGCCTTAGACGACAAAGAGAAAAAGGAAAAGGCTAACGACCTTTACTACAAGTCAGCACAAATGCTTAAACATCATAACCCACAAGCGTATGAGCAGCTTGTCAGAGAAGCAGAAAATATCTTTTATGACATTGACGAAGAAAAGGCTGTACTGATAGTCAGGAAGATGATACCTTTCGGCGAGCGGTGGACTTACGACACAGTGAAACAGTTTATCGCCACAAAAGGAATTACAGACAGGTGCATTGAATACTACTTAGCGATGAATATGGCATACAATGACTATTATGAAGTGGCTGCCAAATACGGCAATGATAATGAGGATTACTTCTTTGACATAGCAAAAGCATTTGTAGATGATAAAGACGCAGTGCCGAACAAGGTTGCAAAATACTTTATGCTGACATAAAGACAAAAACCACAGTTTTACCTGTGGTTTTGTCTTATAAGAAAGGTCACATAAAAGTACTAAAAAGGTACTAAAAAATTATTTAAAACGCTTTTTTTCACATATAATAGCCAAAATCAGCGTATTAAAAACGTTGAAATATCAATATTTATCAAAATCTATCAAATTCCAAGAGTTACTAGCTTACTAGCTCTATAGTGATATTATACTGTAAATTTCAACATTTTGCAAGATACAAAGTACTAAAAAGGTACTATTCTATCATAGAAACAAACTCTTCCTGTTTGTTCGGATAAAGATGAGAATATGTAGCAAGGGCTGTTCCCGGTGTGTCGCCAAGTCTTTCAGCGACAAGCAGTATATTACAGCCAAGCTCAATCATCATAGAAGCATGAGAATGTCTCAAGTCGTGCATTCTGATAATAGGCAAGTCCTGTTCTGCCAATGCACGTCTAAACTCATTCCTTAGTGGTGTTCTATTGGCTTTGAACAGCGTGTCAGACGGTGTCAAGCCATACCTTGCATTTATATAGTCCCTAAGTTCATCAACAAGGAAGCCGGGAATAATAACCTTGCGTATGGAATTAGGTGTTTTTGGGTTTGTAACTACTTTCCTTTGGGATATGTTTTTGTTCACGTTAATGCTTTTATTCTCCAGGTCTATATCTGCTAGCGTCAGGGCGAGACATTCCCCTAGACGCATGCCCGTATAAAATAGAGTATCAAACACAGCTTTGTATGTAAGGTTGGAGAATTTAAGCTGTTCGTATTGTTCTCGTGTAAGTATTGTATAGTTGCGTTTTTCTTTTGGTACAATATGCTTTGCAGTTCTGACGGGGTTTTCCTGCAGACCGCAAAAGGTGATCCCCCAGTTAATAATGCAGCTTAAAACTGCGGTTATATTTCTAATTGTGGTTGAAGCAAGCCCCTTTTCCTGCAGAGAGTACTGCCAGTTCTTAATCGCAAGTGGCGTCACTTCGGACGCAGAGCACTTAAAAAAACCGAGAATATGGTTGTCTGCCATAGATTTATGTTTAATGTATGTGCTTTCTTTTACCCTTGCCTTTAAGTCCACAAGATATTTATTAACAAGAGTATCAAAGCTAATATCGTTGTTGACGGCGGCGTGATTTTCAATAAAATCTCTTTCCCACGCAAGAGCTTCTTTTCTCAAGTCAAAGCCTGACTTCTTCTTCTGCTTTCTTTCTCCCGAATAGTCTTTATAGTAGAACTTACAAAACCATTTCCCGTTTTTGTCTTTATATGCAGGCATAGTACACCTCCTTTTTACTGTATTACACTTTCAATTTCGGCATATATCTCAGTGTAGGAATACTTGTCCATTATTTTTTGCCAGTCATCACGATCAATAAAAACAAACTCCTCACTCAATTCGGCTCCAACACAATCTTGGCAGAGCAAATCATCTGCTTCGTAGTTTAGCGGATATTCGCCACCATCAGTGTAAACCTCAATGTCAATGCCACACTGAGGACATATAACATAAGCTTCTTTCGGAATTTGTGTACAAGAACATGTGAATATTAAAATCAAAACAAACGTTAAGGTTAAAATTATTTTCTTCATTCTCAAACTCCTTTACCAACACACGCTGCAAGCGTCATATCCTGCGCTCTCAGCTTCGTAAGAACTTTCATAATACGATAAATCGTCTTTCCCCGACACATACTGACACCATATATGATGATATTTTGAGCCTGTACGTGTAACGTAAGCATAATTTTCTTCCGAAACAGCGTCATTGTCATAACTGTAATCAGAGTTGCTTCGCAATTCCTGTTCGATTTCATCACGCAGCTGTTTGCTTATACATTGTCTGCAAGTTGTTGTGTATGTACCCTCAGTACTATTGTAATACAGATATATATTACGACCACAAGTGCTACAAATAGCGTATGTATCATCTTTATCTGTAACTTTGTACAGGAGGTAACCATTTAGAACTAACGATACGATAAGTGCAACAGTCAAGAATATCAAAGCAAATTTATTATTCGTTTTCTTCTCTTCGTTCATTTCATCACCTATACATAATTATTATCTTATCCCTAAACCTGTCATACTCCAATTTTGCGTAATCATTCCCCCGAATAAAAATATAAGTATAGCTTCCCGGGCGTGAATAATCAAATCCCAGTACAACCATACTTTCCACATAAGTCCTTATAATTTCAGTAACGGGCAATCCGTCACAACTTTTTGAAACCTTAATACTGTCATAAGTAATCTTACTGTATTCAGCCTTACGCCTGACAGCAGCAGGCGAAGTATTTGTGAACTCGCCAAAATTAATAATTTCGGTCTTTCCATAGCGTGCTAACTGATGTATACATTCGTCATTGCAAGGCAATATGGTACTCTCTGCATACGCAGTACACCTCTGTGACATTCCCACAATAATAAATGCACTTGTCGTGAGCATTACCGTCACAACGATACAGGACAGTATGCTTTTTAATTTTATCTTCACAGCGTAGCCTTTCTCGCTCTCATGCGTCTTGACAGGTATCAGCAATACTTATTGTATGCTGTAGACTGTCAGCTAAAATCTTTTTACTTAAATCACTTAACTGTTTTCCTGCAAAGGTAACATCGGAACTATCTTTTATCAGCATAACCAGTCTATATATTTCTGTTTTTAAGTCGATAGGTTCTGTATGTTCTTCATCAGGATCAATACCTTTAAGTATGTAGGATATAGGTTTCCCAAAATATGCACTCAGCTTGTTTAGGGCAGGAACAGACGGTACTGTTTGTTGCCATTTGTATGCGTTACCTCTAGGGAAGCCTATATCTCTTTCCATTTGAGCAACAGTTACTCCTTTTTCTTTGCATAATAATTTAACTCTGCTGTATACTGTTTCGCCCACGACAAAAACCTCCTTTCTTTAAAAAATAATATTTTTGTACGCAAAACTATTGACAGACGTATCGACATGCGTTAGTATATAAACATAGCGTAAACGTATCGAGATACGAATTGAATACTAAAAACATATCTGTGTATGATAAATGCGTCTGTTTTGGTATATATAGTTGTTCTGCTTATCACTAATGTATACCTAATTACGTAAATTGTCAATATAAATTCGTATTTATTTACGCTTAAATAATACGGAAAGGAGTTGAGAAGCGTGGATATTGATTTTTCAAAAGAAATGAAAAACACTGTTCGCAAAAGTGGCAGCCTGAAAGAAAGAAGCTTTTTCGAGCGTTCTGAAAGTATGGGGCGGAATCTGCAAACTATAGAGGTGATAAAAGCAGTAGTGCAAGGTTTACGAGATGACGGCTATACGCCGGCGGAAGTTGAAGGCTTCTTTGAGTTTGCAAGCAGGGTTTGCAACTTTATAAAAATTTAATAAGGAGAAGTTGAGAATGGGAATAAGTATATGTCCCATAGTTATACCTCCAAGCACAGTATAACACAGGAAAGAAAGGAGAAAAGTTTGAAAGCAGAAATTATTATCAAGAATATTGAAGAAGTGGCAAAACGCAAAGGTTTATCCATTGCGGCACTCGAAAGAAAAGCAGGACTTGCTAGAGGTCATTTCTACAAGCTGAAAAGCACAGCAATGCAGCTTGAAACTCTTGCAAGAATAGCAGACGCACTGGACGTTTCTGTTTCCTACCTGCTTAGAGAAAGAAAGGAGTAGAAATGTTAAAGAAAACAGGATTTTACACCGTCAAAGACGTGATGAACATCTTAGGCGTAAAAGAGGCTAAAGCCTATCGTGAAATCCGAAAACTGAATGAAGAACTAGCTGCAGAGGGATATATCACTGTAGCGGGGAAAATACCCGTAAAGAGGTTTAACGAGAGGTTTTATCAATGAAATTAAAAAGTATAGGTAAGACGGGGGCAATACCCGTAATAGCATTTCTGCTGCTTATAAGCTGTACCCCTACCAGTGAAGTAGTAGACGCACAGGAAATGCCAAAAAATGAAACGACCGCCCCGGCTGTCGAAGTACAAAAATGGCAACCTTGGGCGGACATTCCGCTAAGCAATGAATTGCAGGAGTACATTCACACGCTATGTGAAGAACGTAATCTTGCATACTCGTTTATTATAGCATTGATTGAGGTTGAAAGCAACTTTAATTCTGACATTGTTTCAGCAACAAATGATTACGGCTTAATGCAGATTAACGCCTGTAATCACAGAGAAGATTTTGATTACTTAGACCCATACGACAATGTAACTATGGGAATCGAAATGCTGTCAGATTTAGCGGAAAAATACTCCGATGTTGAAAGCGTTTTAATGGCTTACAATCTTGGAGAAGCAGGAGCTGTAAACCTTTGGAATCAGGGCATTTACAGCACCGAATACACTAAAAAAGTATTAGACAGAAAACTGCAATATGAGAAAGGACATAGTGATTTATGAAATTACGAAAGCAAGACGGTGAGTTTGTAAACGCTTTAATAAACGGAATAGGAACGGGCGTTTTAAAACTTGAAATAATAACTTCGCCTATAGGTTTAAAAGTCGTAGTTGCTTCAAGTCAGAAAGGTGTTGACAAGTTGAAGGCTGAAGGAGCAACAGACGACTGTATAGAACAATGCAGAAATGTTATGAAAATGGCAGCGGCAGAGATTGGCGAAATTATAAAAAGTTGTGGTGTAGGAGAATTGATGTATGAGAGTACGAAGAAAGACGAGGAACAGCCAGTTACTGCTTGATTCGGGTAAATGCGACAAGCCGATGAAGCGGAGCAAGGAAGCTGCAGGTTGGGAATGTAAAGGAAACTGTCAGAACTGCTTCTGCTTCATCGTCAAGACAACAACAGGAGATTGGGAGCATATATCCCCAGTGATAGATAAATGAATAGTGGCTACTTAAAAATCTACAGGAAATGCAGAGAAAACTTTCTTTACATGGAAAAGCCTTTTGACAGGTGGCATGCTTTTGAGGACTTGCTTTTTATGGCACGACGATTCCCGGCAGATGTGATGATAAAGGGGAAAATGATACACCTAGAAGTTGGTCAATTGATAGTTGGAACTGATAAACTCGCAGAAAGATGGGGTTGGAGTAGGGGAAAAGTAACAAGGTATGTGACTACCCTTGAGACTCAAGGAATGATTGCGAAAATCGGTACAGCAAGCGGGACACTTATAACCATTGAAAATTACGGGTTATACCAGCTTGTCCGAACAGGAGATGATACAGCAGACGGTACAGCAGACGGTACAGCAGACGGTACAGCAGACGGTACACATAAAAAGAAAGAAAAGAAAGTAAGAAAGAAAGAAAGTAAGAATGTATTAATAACCCCCCATACCCCCCTTCTTACAGATTGCGGTGAGGAATTGCAGGAAGCAGTCAAGCGGTGGTGGGCTTACAAGCAGGAGCGAGGACAAGCCTATAAGCAAGTTGGGCTTGATACGCTGATTAAGAAAATTAAGAAGTCAGCTACCCAGTACGGCGAGAGCGTAGTAGTAGACCTTATAGACGAGTGTATCGCCAACAGGTATCAGGGCATAATTTGGGAAAGAATACAAAGGCGGAACAGCCTAGAGGACAGCTACAGGATGATGGAGGAATGGGCGAATGAGTAAGACAGAATTTTTAAAACTGGCAGAAGCGATTAAGACAGCCTACCCGAAAGAGGGACTGCTAGCCACCAAAGAAGCTATGCAGCTGTGGTATGCAATGCTTCAGGATATTGACTATCAGACAGCAGCGGCAGCAGTAAAGGCATATATCGCCGTTAAGAAGTTCCCGCCTACCATAGCAGACATAAGAGAAATGGCAACAGTAAGCGAGGTACAGGACTGGGGGACAGGTTGGCAGAAAACACTTAGCGTAATCCGAAAGTATGGGTGGTGCAGACAGAAAGAAGCACTTGAAGAACTTGACGAGCTCACAAGGCAGACAGTACAGCGGCTTGGCTATATGGAGCTGTGCACATCAGAAAACCTAATGGCAGACAGGGGTAATTTCAGAATGATTTACGAGGAGCTGTCAGCAAAAGAAAAGACAAGGGAAAAACTGCCCGAAAAACTAAGAAAGGAGCTAGGCAATGAAAGCAGAGGTATTACTGGACCTGCTAAGCGGCAAGCCAGTGACAAGGAGAGAGATTAGACAGCAGACAGGCTACCCCGACAGAGAGATTAGACAGGCTGTAAGAGATTTACGGCTCAGCGGAGTAAGGGTGGTGACAGCAGAGAACGGCGGTTACTACATAGCGAGAAGCGAAGAAGAATATATACCATTTCGCAATTCAATGATATCAAGAGTTGTGAAAATCATGGAAGTAGTTAACGCAATGGACAGAAACTTAAACGGGCAGGTGATATTGGAATGTACTGGTGTGAAGAATGCGGAGCAGTAGAAAAACCGCAATTCGCGTATGACAGTACCGGAATGTACGAGGTTTGCCCGAACTGCAAAGGTGAATTAACCCACGCCGACAGGTGCGGCTGCGGAAACTGGATAGACCCGACAGAGTTCATATGCGAGGACTGCAAGAAATTTATATCAAACATAGGCTTAACCCTGCAGGACGAGTTCGACAGACAGACAGGCAGAGAGGTGAGCGAGGAACATTTAAAGGAGTTAATGGAGAAATGGATAACTTAAAAATATATAACGCAGTACGAAAAGTGCCAAAGGAAGCGCAGAAACCGATAACCGCAGGAAGACTAAAAGGAATGACGGACATCAACCCGATGTGGCGAATTAAGACGTTAACAGAACAATTTGGCGTGTGCGGCATTGGTTGGTACTACCGAATAACAGACAAATGGATAGACAACGCAACAGCCAACGGCGAAATCACTGCAAATGTAGTTATTGACCTTTTCGTTAGAGTTGCAGGCGAATGGAGCAACGCTATTCAGGGCATAGGCGGCTCAAAGCTTGTTGCTTCTGAGAAAAACGGCTTATATGTCAATGATGAATGTTATAAAATGGCGCTTACAGATGCAATATCCGTAGCGTGCAAGTCACTAGGCGTGGGCGCGGACATTTATTGGCAGAAAGACAACACAAAATATAACGACGGCAAGAAAGCCAATGCTGCTGAAGTAAGAAAAGACGCAGAGAAGAAAAAAGAGCTTGAAACCACAGCTATAAGCGCAGCCGAAGCTAAAACCTTAAAGGGACTAATCGAGATGACTGGCACAGACGAGAAGAAGCTGCTGAAATCATACAAGGCGGCAACCATAGAAGCCCTTTCAAAGGCACAGTGGGCACAGGCGGTTAAGATTTTAAGCGAGAGAAAAGAAAAACAGACAAGCGAAGTGCAGAACGCACTTTTCGGATAAGGAGTAAGCAATGGAAAAACAGACAATAACTTTTGAAATCATCAGACAGATAGGAGTAATCAGTGAAAGCCCGACAGGCTGGAAGAAAGAATTAAACATTGTGAAGTGGGGCGACAGAGAGCCAAAATACGATATAAGAGATTGGGATAAGGAACACGAGAGAATGTCACGAGGCTTAACACTAACCGAAGAAGAAGCGGAAAAACTTAGCGGATTACTGGCAGAAAGGAAATAAGCAATGGAATTAAAAATCAAGGAGAACACATACACACCGATTGTGGTAGAGAATTTTGACGAAATTAAATCACTGGTACAGGAGAAAGCAGACCATTATGCGAATATGATCTACACAGAAGATGATTTACCTCAGGCGAAGAAAGACAAGGCAACACTGAATAAATTTATCAAGGCGATAGAGGACAGGCGGAAAGAAATTAAAAAAGCTTGTATGCAGCCGTATGAGAGTTTTGAAACTCAGATAAAAGAACTGGTTGCAATCTGTAATCAGCCTGTAAAGGCGATAGACGAATTTGTCAAAATGATTGACAGTCAGAACAAAGCAGATAAAAGAGCAGAAATCGAAAAACTGTACGAGGAGACAGACCACCCCGAATGGCTGAAACTGGAGCAGATATTCAACCCTAAGTGGCTAAATCAGACCGTAAAGGTATCTTTAGTCGATGAAGAGATAAAATCGCGTCTCAAGGCCATTGAGAGCGATATAAAGACTATTGCAACGCTAGAGTGTAGCTTTGAAGCACAGGAAGAATACAAGAGGTCACTAAGCCTAGCAGACGCAATCAGAGAGGGACAGCGAATTGCTGACATTCAGAAAGCAAAAGAGGGCGAGGTAAAACCTAAGATTGACTATTCAAACGAACAAAGAGAATGGATAGCGTTTAAGGTTTGTATCACTCCGACGGAAGCAAGAGAGCTGAAAGCGTGGTTGATTCAGAAAGGAATTGAAATACGTGCATAAGAGAGCGAAAGCCTGCGACATATCACAGGAAGTCAAAGCAAGGGTATGGGAGAGGGATAAAGGCTGCTGTATTATCTGCGGCAGTCCTTGGGCAATGCCAAACGCTCACTATATCAGACGGTCGCAAGGTGGACTTGGGATTGAGCAGAACGTTGTCACGCTCTGCCCGGACTGCCATAACGAATTTGACAACGGAAGCGGCAAGTATTCACAGGCGATTAAAGAGGCGGTCAGAGACTACTTACAAGGGCAGTACGACGACTGGAGCGAGGAAGATTTGATTTACGACAAGTGGAGGGATTTTGAAATATGAAAGGATATAAAGGATTTGAGCCGGGATTGGTTTGCAAAGGCAAGCAGTATACGGAAAACACAGTTTTTAAAGAGGATAAGGCGGAACCTTGTGCAAGAGGCATGCATTTTTGTGAAGACCCGTTTGAAGTGTTGAATTACTACCCAATAATAGACAACAACGGCAACTTCAACGAATTTGCGGAGGTAGAAGCGTTAGATACGCCTGCAACCGATGACGGCAAAAAATTTGCAAGCACAGAATTAAAGATCGGGGCAAAGCTCAGCTTTAAAGGTTTCATTGAAATCTGTGTCGATTTTGCACTCAAAAAAACAAAACTTGATAGTGGTGGTAGCGCTCGTATCGGCAGCAGTGGTGATTACGCTCGTATCGGCAGCAGTGGTAATGGCGCTTGTATCGGCAGCAGTGGTTATGCCGCTTATATCGGCAGCAGTGGTTATAACGCTCATATCGGTAGCAGTGGTTATAACGCTCATATCGGTAGCAGTGGTGATTACGCTCGTATCGGTAGCAGTGGTGATTACGCTCGTATCGGCAGCAGTGGTGATTACGCTCGTATCGGC